GGCGCTGGCGTACAAAGATTCCGAAAAGTTTCCGGTTGGACCGTGGTGTGAGCAGGGCGATTGGGTCATGTTTGCGCGGTATGCCGGCTCGCGTTTTCGGATAGACGGCGGGGAAGTCAGGATTCTCAACGACGATGAGATTTTGGCACGGATCAAAGAACCCGAAGACATTCTTCATTTCTAGGAGTAAGTAATGGCAAACGAGAAGGCTCAAATCGAGCTAGACCTCGAGGACGAGGTGGAAGTTGAGGTCCCCGAGCAGGAACAAGAACAGGACGATGCGTCTGTTGAGGTTGCTCAGGAAGAAGACAATTTTGAAAAGGCGGAAAGCGCTACGCAGAAGCGTATTGATCGCCTGACCAAGAAGATGCGTGAGGCGGAGCGCCAGCGTGAGGAAGCGTTGAAGTATGCACAGAGTGTGCAGGCTGAAGCGCAAGAGCTCAAGCAGCGCATGGACACCCTTGATACCAACTATGTGCAGGAGTACAGCAGCCGGGTAGAGAGCCAGATGGCCTCTGCCGAGGGTGAGCTTGCTCGAGCCATGGAGGTCGGTGATACTAACGCTGTTGTGGAAGCGCAGCGCAAGATCACTCGTCTGGCTATTGAGAATGACCGCGCAGAACAGGCTAAAGCCCAGCAGGAACGAAGCGCAAAGGCGGCTGAAGCTCAGCCGGCGGCGGAGGTTTCTCAGCCTAGCTCGCAACAGCAGCCGCGCCGACCGGATCCGAAGGCTGAAGCTTGGGCGCAAAAGAACGAATGGTTTGGTTCCGACGAGGCCATGACTTACGCAGCCTTTGGCATTCACAAGAAATTGGTCGAAGATGAAGGGTTTGACCCTAAGACCGATGATTACTATACTGAGCTTGACAGGCGTATGGGGGACGAGTTCCCGCATAAGCTTGGCAACTCCGGTGGAAGCAAGCGGCCCGCTCAGACCGTAGCTTCTGTATCCCGCAACACATCTGGGCGCAGCAGTGGGAAAAAGGTTAGACTCACCCCTAGCCAAGTCGCGATAGCGAAGAAATTGGGTGTGCCGCTTGAAGAATACGCAAAGCACGTGAAGGAGTAAGCGATGACTGAAGAAATGTTTGAAGGCTCGGTTAAGAGAACTCCTCGCGCAAAAACAACCCGGGAGAAGACGGCTAGGCGTAAGCCGTGGGCTCCCCCGTCTATGTTGGATGCACCGCCTGCACCGGATGGGTTCAAGCATCGTTGGATCAGGGCTGAGACCCGTGGCTTCGACGATACGAAGAACATCAGCGCAAAACTGCGTGAGGGCTGGGAACTGGTTCGTAAGGACGAGTACCCGGACTTTGAGGCCCCGGTAATCGATTCAGGTAAATACGATGGTGTGTTTGGGGTAGGTGGACTTGTTCTCGCTCGCATACCGATGGAGACTGTGGACGAAAGGACTGCGTACTTCCAAGGAAGGACAAAGGACCAGATGGAAGCGGTTGACTCCGATATGATGCGTGAGAATGCACATTCGACAATGACGATCAGTAACCCTGACCGTCAATCCCGTGTAACCTTTGGGGGTACAAGGAAGTAACCCCACAATCTGGAAGGATGTAAGTAAATGGCAAATCTACTTACCGGTGGCTATGGCCTTCGTCCGATTGGGATTACGGGTAGCGGCCCTAACTCTACTGGTACTACTCAGTACGAGATCGCATCCGACAACACTGACGCGATTTATCACGGCGGTATTGTAATCCCTCTTGCGGCAGGCGTCATAGGCAAAACAGACCAAGCGGTGGCTCCGCTTGGTGTTCTAAACGGCGTTGAGTATGTTGATTCCAACTCAGGTAAAACTGTGTTCAGCAACTACTGGCCCGGTTCTAACAACGTGAGTGTTGATACGAACCACCCGATCAAAGCTTTTGTGTTTGACAACCCGATGCAGCTCTTCACTGTTGTAGCTGACGGAACAAACACGGATCGTGCGACCGCACTTGCGGACGTTTTTTCAAACGCCAGCATGGCGTCTGTAAACAACGGCAGCACCAATACCGGTCAATCAAGCGACATGCTTGATATCAGCACCGCCGCAACTACGAACAACTTAGATGTTCGTATCGTGGGGCTCTACGAAGATGACGCAAATGTTGATTACTCCGCTGTGGGTCATCAATACATTGTTCGTCTCCTAGGGCACTTTAACTCTGGTACATGCGCCGCAGTGGGTACACTGGCGCATACCGGCATTTAGGAGGGCTTGTAAATGGCTATTTCTCGCGCACAACTGGCGAAAGAGCTTGAGCCCGGCTTGAATGCTCTTTTTGGCCTCGAGTATGATCGTTACGAAAACGAACATGCCGAAATCTTCGACGAAGAGACTTCCGACCGCGCCTTTGAAGAAGAGGTGATGCTCGGTGGTTTTGGAACTGCTCCGGTTAAGTCCGAAGGCGGAACCATTAGCTTTGATGACGCGCAGGAGACTTTCACTGCACGTTATACACACGAGACCATCGCTCTGGCTTTCTCGATCTCCGAGGAAGCTATCGAAGACAATCTTTATGATCGTCTGGCCTCGCGTTACACCAAGGCTCTGGCTCGCTCGATGGCTCAGACCAAGCAGATCAAAGCCGCAGCGATTCTGAACAATGCGTTCAGCACCGGGGCAAGCGCCATCGGTGATGGGGCTGCACTGTGTTCGTCGTCTCACCCGTCGCTTTCTGGTAACCAGCGCAACCTGCTGTCTACCGCGGCGGACCTGAACGAGACCTCGCTTGAGCAGATGCTCATCGACATTGCTGGTCTCACAGACGAGCGCGGTCTCAAGATTGCTGTCCGTGGCATGAAGCTCATCATCCCGAAAGAACTGCAATTCATTGCAGAGCGTGTGATGAACTCCAATCTGCGTTCAGCAACGGCAGACAATGATGCCAATGCGATCCGTAACATGGGTATGCTTCCGGAAGGTGCAGTGGTTAACCACTTCCTGACCGACACGGATGCGTTCTTCATCAAGACGGATGCGCCTAACGGCTTCAAGATGTTCAACCGCTCGCCTATCAAGACCGCCATGGAAGGCGACTTTGATACCGGCAACATGCGCTTCAAGGCTCGTGAGCGTTACAGCTTCGGTGTATCCGATTGGCGTTGCGTTTTCGGTACGCCCGGCGCATAATCAGGCTGTTGAGCTAGTATCTGTACGGAAAGGGCGGCACTATTGCCGCCCTTTCTTTTTTACGGTAAAGTAGTTTATCCCTGACAGCGAAAGCTGACACTTGCCACGACAGGAGTGTAACATGGCAAACACAACCTTCTCAGGTGCAGTCCGTTCCAAGGCGGGCTTCAACGTAATCAATGAAAGCAGCACCACTGGTGCGATTACGGAGACCGGATTTTCTGTTAACTCAACCGGTCAACTGATTTCACTTGGCACAAGAAAAATCCAAACATTTGTAGGCACCCTAGCGGGCACTGACACTGGCACAGCGTATGCTGACGGCGATGTTCTTGTAGAGCTTGGCACCCTAAACACTGATCACCCCGATGATCTTGTAACAGCGTCGAAGTTCTTCATCCACAAAGCAGTTGTTGGCATCACGACCGCAGCAGGTCAAACGCTAGTTGGCTCCTTGCAGCTTAGTGCTACGAGCGGCACTGCCACGAATGCTGCGGTGTCTTCTGGTACCGAGATCGTCGGAGCCGGGGTTGCGGCCTTTTCACCAACCTTGTCCGCCGCTCTGTCGGTGACAGAAATTGACATTAACTTCAACAACACCGCCGGTAACTTCCATGTTTTCGAGCCTAATATAACGGCACCGATTGCAAGTAAGCACCTTTACGCAGCAGCAACCACGACTTTGAACGCGGATGCAACTGCTGGTAGGTTTACTGTTGAGCTAGAATACTCCGTATTCTAAGGAGGCTTACATGGCTGGATCAGACGTAAAAGCGGTGACTATCACGGCGGATACTGTTGCAGCGGATGACGACGGTATCTCGGCCAACGCCGCGGTTGGAAACAACGCTGCCCTGACCATTGGTGGTGCCCTCGCAGATAGTGGCTCAGTAACGCTTTCTCATGCAAGAAAGGTGACCGTCACATCTGCTGGGGACGACAGTAGTAAAGCGTTTACTATTGTCGGCACCGACGTAAATGGGGATTCTCAAACCGAGACCCTGACAGGTGCAAACGCTGGCGTAGCAACAAGCACAAACTTCTTCCTTACCATTGCGTCTATCACTGCTGTGGGTAATCCAGCAGGAAATGTTAAGGCTGGAATTAGTGCGGATGCAGCCGACGTTGTTTTTGCTGGCAGAACACGCCTTAAAGGCGCGTTTCTTTCAAGCACTGCAACCGCAGGCACGATTGACTTTTTGACGAGCTCCCCAACAGGATCAAGTCAATTAAAATTACGGTCTGTCGCATCTGCGACAGCTACCCGTGATGTTACAGTGCCGGAAGATGGGGTGTTGTTTGAGACCGGAATTTTTGTGCAATACACCGTTTCAACATTTTTGTTGATGACCGTTTTCCACGCATAGGTGAAGCATGGCCTCTCGTAAGGCAAAAATGCCGCCGCGCAACAAAAAGAACTTCCGCCCCACCAAAGCTGGGGCGGGAATGACTAAGGCGGGTGTTGCGGCTTACAGAAAGGCTAATCCCGGAAGTAAGCTTCAGACAGCGGTTACAGGTAAGGTCAAAAAAGGCAGCAAAGACGCGAAGCGTAGAAAGTCTTTCTGCGCTCGGTCCGCTGGACAGATGAAAAAGTTTCCAAAAGCAGCGAAGAATCCTAATTCACGGCTGCGTCAAGCTCGTAGAAGGTGGAAATGTTAATGAAGGCCGAGGACGTTTTGAAGCTTTTGGAGAAGCACGAAGCCGAGTGTAACCGCCGGTATGCGGACATTCAAAGTCAACTGGACAAGCTCGATAGACGGCTGTGGGGTATTGCTGGTCTGATCGTTGCAGCGGCCATTGCTCAAAAGGTGCTCTAATGGGAAGTGTAGTGAATCTTGGATCTGGTGCTTGCCCCGTTCGTAGAGCAGGGAAAAGCACAGTTGTCCGCATGAAAAAAGGCGGAAAGGTGAAAAGTGGTGGAAAGATTTGTCCGGAAGGAAAGGCATGGGCTAAAAGGACGTTTGATACATACCCGTCGGCCTATGCAAATCTTGCTGCATCGAAATACTGTAAAGACCCCAACTACGCTAAAAAATCCAAAGGTGGAAAGCGAAAAGGTCGGTAGTTATCATGAAACCTCGCGACAGAGCACGAGTGAAAAAAGTAGCGGGTAAGCTGAGAAAAGCATCAAGAGCTCATGCTCAGCAAGCGCGGACATTATCTAAACTGGCAAAGAACTCAAAGTCTAAGAGGTCTTAATGGGACAGCTTAAGCAGTGGTTAAAACAGGATTGGGTGAGGATTGGCAGTGATGGTTCTATCAAAGGCCCTTGTGGTACTTCAAAAGACAAGAAAAACCCTGATCGTTGCCTTCCAAGAGCTAAGGCTAATAGCCTCTCAAAAGCTGAACGAGCTACAACGGCTCGTAAAAAGAAAAAAGCCGGAGCCAAAGGAAAAACCGTCGTCGCAAACACCAAGCGAGCGAAAGTCACCAACCTCAAAAACGGCGGGGCGGTCGGCTACGAAACGAAAGCCAAAAGGCCGTTCAGGGGCAAAAAAGTAGCCGGGACAGCGGTCGCCCGGGGCTGTGGAGTAGTAATGCCTGACCGTAGAAAACGAACTAAGGGTTCAGTAAGTCAAGCGTAGGAGCGTGAAATGGCTAAAGAATTTATGACGATGGACGAGTATGCGGCCACTCTTGTGGGCGGTAGCATGAAGTCAAAGGGCATGGCTAAAGGTGGCAAGGTTCGCAAGATGGCTGGCGGCGGCATGATGAAGAAGAAGGGCTACGCCAAGGGCGGCGCTGTTGGCATGAAGAAGAAGGGTTATGCCAAGGGCGGTAAGGTCGCAAAAATGGCCGGTGGCGGCATGATGAAGAAGAAGGGTTATGCCAAAGGTGGCAAGGTAAAGTAACTTGCCATATCTTCAGAGCAATATTCCGCACTTCAAGTGTTGGGTGCGGAAAGAGTACACCTGTAATCATTTGAATTACCACGGTGAGTTTATTCACGCCATGGCTATCGCGGTGACGACTATGCCTAGTCGTTGCTTGAGCTTTCAGATGATATTCACCGGCTGTGAGGCTGACGGAACTGATCAACCCAACGTCCACGGGGGCGCGATGTGGGCAAGAATGCCCATAACCGCCCTTGTTGGAGACACGCCCCTTGAAGAATGGCCGGAACCTATGCCCGTCCATTTGGCTCAACCTTGGGACTGTATGTCCCATACACACGCAGTTTATCGTTTAGACCGGGCTCATCCGTGTCCATGGATTGCTAAAATAGGGCCTGAGTTTTACCCGGCTAAATACTATTTTACCGTGGACTACACCGAGAGTGAGATAGCAGACGATCCTGCACAGCACAAACAAAGCCATGTTTTGGAGCTTTTGGATGCGGGTCCGTATACAGGAAATATCGTTGCTTTGCCCAACAATCGTGTGCGGGTGACGCATCCAGCGTGGTTTGAAACAGGCGAGGGTCCTCCGGACTTCTTGCCCTCTCAACACATACACTATTCAAAATCGGATTTAGACTATACCATGGATGTAAATCAGATTTTTGACAATCTGTATGCGGAGAAAGAGTAATGGCAACTTCGGGCAGCACAGACTTTGAGTTAGACGTATCCGACTATATTGAAGAGGCTTTTGAGCGGTGCGGGCTCGAGGTTCGTACTGGTTACGATCTCAAGACGGCGCGACGGTCTTTGAACCTAATGCTGGCCGAGTGGGCCAACCGTGGCCTGAATCAGTGGACCATTGTGGAGCGTACTCAAGCTCTGACTGATGGAACTGCCACATATTCGCTAGGTACGGACGTAATCGACATTTTGTCTGCTGTAGTTCGCCGCAGCAGCACGGACTTTGCATTAGAGCGCATCAGTCGAGACGCTTACCAGAATATTCCGACAAAGAGCACAGAAGGTCGTCCGTCGCAGTTTTTCTTGGATCGTCAGATTACGCCATCTTTAAAGCTATGGCCTACTCCGGAAAACAGCACGGATGTTGTGTATTATAATGCTTTGACGCGGATGGATGATGCAGACTCCGCAACTAATACATTAGAGGTTCCGTTCCGGTTCTACCCGTGTCTTGCTGCCGGTCTTGCATATTATATCGCCATGAAGCGAGCTCCGGAGAGGATCCAGCTTCTAAAAGCCGTGTATGAGGAAGAGTTCGAGCGGGCTATGACCGAGGACCGAGATCGGGCTTCCTATAATGTCGTGCCAAACTATCAGTACTTTAGAGTGAACTGATGTCTAGGTTTGCGACGGGAAAAAACGCTTACGCCGTTTCTGATCGATCAGGGTTGCGGTATCGGTATCGTGATATGCGTCGGGAGTGGAACGGTCTTCTCGTAGGTAAAGATGAGTATGAGCCCAAGCATTCCCAGCTTGGGCCTTTTCGTGCTAGAACAGATGCAGAGGCTCTTGCTGATGCTCGCCCAGATAGGACCGAGCCAGCATTAGAAAGAATATTGCCCCGAGACTCTTTTACTTCTGGATCTTCGGGCAGCGCGGTTATTACCGTGACAGAAGTAAGCCATGGCAGGACTACGGGAGATACGGTTCGGTTTAGAAAGGTGAACGGTTTTGACGGCTTTAGCAGCAGTGTTCTTGAAAACAGCTCGGGCTATTCAATCACAGTTACAGACAGTGACACCTATACCTTTACGGCTTCGTCCGGCACCGCCACCACGGGTAGTCAACGCGGGGGTGGTGAAAATTCGACCGCCGGGCCGGTGACGTTGGAGAATTAAATGGCATTTACATTCGCACAACTGAAGACCGCCATACAGGATTACACGGAGAACACTGAAACGTCCTTCGTAACAAAC